GCAGCATTTGGTGCTATTACTTCATTAACAGGTGATGAAGGAGGTATATTTGGAACGCAGAAAAAACAAGAAGAACCAGAAAAAGATAGAGAAAGTAGCTATTTTACGTTTGACGTGGATTATGATGATGAAGAGGAAGATTATAAATCTAAAAAAGGAAAAGAGATCTTAGGTCAATTTACAAAAGGTTTCTCTAGTTTCATTTAAGTAAATATGGCAAGTAAACGTAAAAAAGCAGCAACAGCCGCAAAACTTGCGAAGGATAAGATGGCGTGTAATAAGCCAAAGAGAACACCTAAACATCCTACTAAATCACACGTAGTAAAGGCATGTAAAGATGGTAAAGAAAAAATTATAAGATTTGGACAACAAGGTGTGAAAGGAGCAGGTAAAAATCCTAAAACAGCAAAAGATAAAGCACGTAAAAAGTCTTATTACGCCAGACATAATGCACAAGATGCAAACCCCGATAAATTCTCTGCTAGATATTGGTCTCATAAGGTGAAATGGTAATAAAGTTAGGTATGATTAATAGTAGATAGTTATTACTTTGTATGGCAGATTTCACTAAAGCCATTAACATTATTTGTAAACATGAAGGGTATAAAGAAAAAGCCTACCCAGACCCAGTCACTGGAAGACATCCGTACACTTTTGGCTATGGAACTCAATTCTATCCAGATGGTTCTCCAGTAAAGTCAGGACACTGTGTAACCAAACAGAAAGCTTTAGAGTATTTACTATGTGAAATACATTTAATTGAAGAGGAGTTAGATAAATTAAATTTATGTATAGACCAGTCAATGAAGAATGCTTTAATATCTTTCATTCATTCAATAGGTTGGAAATCTTTTTTATACAGCACCATCATTGATCATTTGGAAGGACAACGTTATCACTCTGCAGCAGAGGAGATGAATATATGGATATATGATGCAAATCATAAAGCTTTAGGACATTTATTAGAAAGAAGAAAAGAAGAAACGAATTTATTTGTAGAGGAAATAGATATTACTGAGGTTCCTTTTCCCGGTGTCTTATTAATAGCAGCAAATAGTTATCAAGCTTTTCCTTGTCAGATAGAAGCTTTATTAAAATTAGAGAAAAAAGTTAATCCTTATATACTTGCAGAATTTATGAATGACTATGGAAATCATTCCAAAGAATTGTCTGATGAAGTCAAATTAGACACATATTTTGAAAGTACCTATGGTGATTTCGATAGATAGTCGTAGAATAAAAGTAGAAAATAGTAACAACTAATGGAAAATTCAGTTGAACCTAAAGCATTCCAACTGCCGTTAGAGCATCAGTTTTCTATGAAGAAAGCTGAGATGAGAGCAAAAGACATGACATGGGATCAACTTTATGTTGCGTTGTTATCTTTGTTTCATCAGCGTCTAATGGAAATATATGCACTCAAATCTATGATGGCAGAAGAGAATGTAGACATTGACTTTGATGTTCCTACGGATGTTGAATTACTTGATCTGGCTACTAAAGCTCAAGAAGCCATGAATGAAGAGTTCGATGAGGATGATGATGAGCCTTTAGCCATCTAAATCAATAAGTTTATTTAAATACCATCTAGCTTTCTTTAGGGATTCTTTACCTCCCTTCTTTCGTTCACGCCACATATATTTAGCAATATTACCTTTTAGATAACCACGGAATTCTTCTGGTGTAAGCTGTGCTTCTATTGCATCTATGCACTCTACAGAACCAGCTGCGTAGTGTACTGGTTTTTCTACTGGGTCAAAGAAGTGTAAATTGTGATCTACTGTTTTAGCAGTAGGCATCGGGCAGAAGCCATCAGTACATTCTTCCATTTTATTATTTACTTCTTCGTTTTTGAATTCGGAGAGTCTAATACCATTAAGAGGGTTTTCGGCTTCACTGAAGCCCCTTGCTTCACTCCATCCTCCATCGAGGGAATATATCCCGTCAGACCTGGTCTCTGTCCCAGATTCATTCTGTTCATTCCGTCTTCGCATGCTGCTAATCCTCTGTTATACATATCATACAAAGGAACGTCGTTTTTTTCATTATCTATTGGAGCACCAAAATCTTCTACAGACAAAACTCTACATTTCATTTCATCTTTAACAAAGTCTCCTAAAAAATTAGTAGCACCGAGCATTGTTTTATAATGGATGATTTCTTTCTCCTACAATATTATCATGGCAAGATTCTACGATACTACATACGACCCCACAAAGGACTCAGGAACGTCTGGAGCTGAGATATCTGATATAAACCCTGAACAAGCTTACGACGTTGATCTACGTCGCTTAGAGATGGATAAGAGAGGAGATGTAGAGTCTAGTAATGAACAACAGAATCGTGTACGTAAATTTTTTAAAGCTTCTCGTGCCGCTGGTAAGTATAGACAACAAAGTGGATTCTCCGAACCTAGCATAGGAGGTAGGACACCAATAGGAAAAGCAGACTTGGGTGGAGTTGAACTACCAAGCCTTAGAGGACGTAACTTTGGAGGACCGGGAGCTGGATCTACTGAATATGCCAGTAAACCAAAGCCCCAGTTCGGTAAGGCTTTCTATCTATAATTAGACTTTAGCAATCTCTTTTTTTATCTTTCTATTACTTTTTCTTTGAGGATAGTCGATATCACAGGGATTTCCTCTATGAAATTGTAACTGTGTAATTCCTTCATTTGCATAAATTCTATTAAATAAGGAGGTGCAATTTGTTATTTGTAATGTTAAATAACCTTCCCATCCACTTTCAGCCGGTGTGATATTACAGAATATTCCTGATCTTGCATAACTAGATTTACCGACAGCAACGACAGTAATATCTTTTGGTAATTTTATCTTTTCTTCTGCCCTACATAGACAATATCCAAAAGGTGGTAATAAGAAGTATTTACCTCTTTCATCTTCATTTAGTGTGGTAGATTTCAATATCTCGAAATCAAAATCTTTGGGGTCACACATGCCTGTTTGTGTACCTCCAAACAGTGAACATTTCTCTTCAGATAGTCTTATATCATAACCATAAGAACTTAACCCATAACTCAGAGTTTTCTTACCATTAATTTCTTTAATCTCCTTTGCTACAAAGGGTTCTATCATGTTTTCTTTTTCAACAAGATGCTTAATTTCCCAATCAGATAAGATACTCATAATGCTTCTTTTGTGTTCTTCGAGTATATCTAATCTAACAAAGGAGTCTACCTTTTTCATCATAAATATCTATAAACTTTTCTATCATTTTTGTAGAGTTTTGTATCGGAGGTAGATATACCAATAAAGACGTACAAGTTTTATGTGTACCGATACCTTTACTTGTATTTTTTATTAACGAAGGTGCGGTCTTTAATATACAAATAGGGAAGTCAAATATCTTCTGTTCGTATCTAATCATGTCGGGACAATTTGTAAAATAGAGTCCTTGTTCTATTTCTTTAGCTAACCACGATTTATATAATTTACGAAACCATACAGCATGTGATGAAGTTAAAGAAGGAGAAGAAGCACGAGTCATCTTCCATTTTTCATTCTTTTTATCCCAGAAGTATGCACCACTTGGAGGAAATAGATAAACACTGCCATACCATTGCTGACAATTTAGTCCATCATCATTGGGAGTAAAGAAGTTTTTAGCTTCTACATAATCATTAGCTACACGAGAACTTGCAACGTCTAGATCTATGCCTTCTAATAAAGCATGTGCAGCAGATACTAAATCATAATTAGTAATTAATTCTAAATCTTCATTATGTTTTTTAACATCATGTATAGCCATTAGTTAAGAGAACAAGGAGAAGCATCTACTGTTTCCATGTTTTCATAATCTATTTCTAGGTATCTGATTCCAGCTTTATCTAAAACCATATATCCAGCCATCTTTTTAGGATCAATCTTTTCTGCTCTATTTAAAATTCTTTTTAGACTCTCACTTAAATCATCATTGTTTATCGATTCACATAAACGTATGTCATCTCTTAGATCTTCCAAGGTACACCATGAGTCTGTTTGCTGTGTAGCATTCAGTCTCATAACTCCCGGTCCTTTAAGATCCCAGAATTTTAAATACTGTTCTCCCTGATCAGCAAGAATAAACTTAATAGTTGTATCTAAGAATGCTGCCTTTTGTGGATCCATGTCTTCTCCTATGACGGAGGCAATTAATCGTTCTCTTCTGTTCATTTTTTTAATAATCCCTGTCTAGATAAAGATTCAAGTAATTTAGGCATTGGCTGATAAAGCACAACCATTTTTCCTAAAATACCACGCTTTTTTATTAGTTTGCCATCATTATCTCTTACTTTATTAAACTCTCCTGACCTAATTAAATATTCAGCTACACAGCGTAATCGTCTTTTTAAAGGTAATTCAGCTTTCGGAAATTTACCACATATAGTATCTGCATTCATGTCTTGGAAAGCAATACGTAATCTATTCGCTAATGTCATATTAGAGTTCGCATCTTCTTGTTCATAATTTAATACATTTTCTAAATATCTTTTTAAACAACCATCATCAAAAGAACCCTCTGGAGGGATAAATATTTCTACTTGAGAGCTTAGTGATTCTGATAGTGTTTGTTTATAATTTTTTATAGTAACTTTTGATATATCGATGTTAATAAATCTATGTGCAATCATGTTAACTTTCCAGTACTAGTTGTTACGTACATAGGTGATGCTTTCTTCCTGTAATCTTGTGATGTAAACTTCTTATTCTTTGCGAATGATTGCACCAATTTATTCCAAGGTATCCTAATTAATGCCTTTCTGCCCGGATCAGGAGATGCGTTGACGTAGTGTATACCTTCAACCCATCCTTTATCAGGATGTTTTCTACCTAAAGCCATCCAATTACGAAGAGTCTGATCTGAAACTCCCAGTCTACGAGAGCATTCTTCCGTGCTTATATATTCATCAGCGAATGCTTGAGGATTTAGAGCGTCTGTAATTCCTTTTTCATAACGACTATGCCACATGGAAGATAAAATATTTTTTATCCCTTTTAATTCCCACGCTATATCTTCTAAACCTTTGCGTAATCCTGTATTCATAGTTTCATTACTCTTGATTAAATGCTAATGTAAAAGTAAACAATTTTGCATCAATGGAAGAGCAGGTACCACCAAGTCAACAACCCGGAGTTCCACAAATAACTCCAGAACAATTAGCTCTAATGAAGGCTCGTGCTAGAGAGCTAGCTATACAACAAACTTTAGCACAAAATGTAACAAATAACCCCCCTAATCAGCAGGTAGTTTATGTTAGAAGAAACCTAACGATTGCAGAGATAGTTTTACTATTAGTGGTTTCTTGTTTATTAGTAACTGGGGTGCAATTTGGATGGAAACTTGCAACAGATTTCCTACCTAGAGTAGAAATTAAGGTTAATTAATCGTCAGAATACTAGATCTATAATTAGTTAATAAAGTGTTAACTAGAATTAGGTCGTGGCAAACCGTAGAATTAGTGAATTACAAGAACAGGCGGGTCTCCAATTAGCAGAAGATGATTTATTAACGGTTGTTAATGTATCAGAACCCGATCCTGGATTAAAGAATAAAAAGTTAACAATATCAGGTACAAAAGCATATTTAAATGTTCATTATTTACCTCGAACAGGTGGTACTGTCAGTGGGAATGTAATAGTTGAAGATGATTTAACAGTATCAGGTTTAACTACCTCTTCAGGATTAGCTGTAAGCAACTTAGCAACTATAAGTGGAATATTAGTTCAGAATGACGTAACAGCCTCTGGAACTATCAGTGGTACCAACATAACTGGTGGAGCTATCGAAGGTTCTACTGTTAAGGCAGTAACCTTTACAGGTACAACAATAAACTCTGTCACTGGTAAATTCAGTACTCTTCTTAGTGGTGTCACAGTAACAGGTACCTCTGCACTATTTACTAATGCAACGGCAACCAACATCACAGGTACGACAGTAACTGGTACGACAGCTAATTTCACTACAGTCAATGCTGTTGACCTCAATGTTACTGATGATCTAGAGATAACTGATGACTTAGGAGTAGGCGGAGATCTGACCGTTACTGGAACTGTAGAAGGTAAGGGAACTGTATCAGGAGCAATAATAACTGGTGGAACTAAGATCTTATCCCCATTGATAACAGGTGCAACCATTGTTGGTACCACCACAGTTTCAGGAGCTACAGTCACTGGTACCTCAGCTCTATTTACAAATGCAACTGCTACAAATATCACAGGTACTACAGTTACTGGTACTTCGGCTTTATTTACTAATGCAACAGCGACTAATATTACTGGTACTACGATTACAGGTACAAATGTAAAATCTACAAATGTCACAGGTGTAAATATAATAGGAACCACTTTAGTCAGTGGAGCTACTATCTCTGGTGATACAGGACAATTTACCAATGTTACTGCTCAGGATTTCACAGTACAGGATGATTTTATAGTTGCAGATGACGTAACTATTGGTGGAGATGCGACTGTAACAGGGACTATCGAGGGTAAAGGAACTATATCAGGAGCAATAATAACAGGTGGAACCAAAATACTATCACCTTTAATAACAGGTGTTACTGTTGTTGGTACTACTACAGTTTCAGGTGCGACAGTAACTGGTACAAGTGCTTTATTTACCAATGCAACTGCAACTAACATCACTGGTACTACAGTTACAGGAACTACGGCTAACTTCACTACAGTCAATGCAGTCGATTTAAATGTTTCTGATGATCTAGATGTAACAGATGATGCTGCTATCGGAGGAGATCTAACAGTCACTGGTGCTACTTCATTACTCGGTAATACAGATATAGGTAATGCAGATAGTGATACAGTCACCTTTACTGCTGTTGTAGATTCTGCAATTCTCCCTGATGCGACAGCAAATAATCGTGATTTAGGAAGTAGTGCTAAAACCTGGAGAACAGTTCATGTAACTACAGTAGCTGCAACAACAGGAAATATTACCAATATCACAGCTACAAATATCACTGGAACAACAGTTACCGGCACAAACGCCTTATTTACTAATGCAACTGCGACCAATATTACTGGTACTACGGTAACAGGTACGAGTGCTTTATTTACGAATGCAACAGCTACTAATATCACTGGAACCACAGTAACTGGTACGACTGCTAACTTCACCACAGTTAATGCTGTTGATCTTAACGTTACTGATGATTTAGATATTACTGATGACCTGGCTGTTGGTGGTGATTTAACAGTTACAGGAACTATTGAAGGTAAAGGAGCAACAATATCTGGTGTAACAGTCACAGGCACTCATGCACTATTTACCAATGCAACAGCTACTAATATCACTGGTACTACAGTTACAGGAACTAGTGCTTTATTTACAAACGCAACAGCTACAAACATTACGGGTACCACAGTCACAGGAACTAGTGCCTTATTTACTAATGCCACAGCGACAAATATAACAGGAACCACTGTCACTGGTACTCATGCTCTATTTACTAACGCAACGGCGACAAACATTACAGGTACCACAATTACAGGTGGAACTATCAAGATGAGTGGAGATACAGTTGCTACTCAAACCTTTGCTGAAGACAGTTCAATTGTCTTTGCAATTGCTCTAGGTTAACCCCTCATAAAATAGAAGAAATATTGATTAGGTTTTATAGATAAATGGCTCGTTTCATCTCAGTCTGTCGAGCAGATGTTACTAATAATTCCACAGTTGCCTCACAACAAGCAGTAATTACGGGTTCGACAAATTCGAGTGGAGTACCTGCATCTACTTATGGAGTCATATTAAGTATCTTAGCTTCCAATAAGAACGTTAACTCACAGAACGTAACTGTGACTCTATTTAAAGGAGGAGTTGCTGGCACAGCTGCTCGTTTAATTACCTCTGGAGAAGTACCAGCTAAGTCTTCTTTGGAGTTTATGACCGGGAACAAATTGATAGTTGAGCCTAGTGATGTCATCAAAGCTTATGCCAGTACAGGGAGTGCGATAGATATCACTGTTTCGTACATGTTAAATCCTCAAGATACCAGTATCTAACCATGCCTTATATCGGAAATATAGTACAAGACTTTAGCGTTAATAACGCTATGCTCAACACCGATAGTGTGACGAGCATTAAGATCGACGATGGAACTATTGTAAATGCCGATATAAATGACAGTGCAGCGATAGCAATGAGCAAATTAGCTCTTTCTATTACTAATTCAGAAATAAATGCAAGTGCAGCGATAGCTGGAACTAAGATTTCTCCTAATTTTGGAGGGCAAAATATTTTAACAACAGGTCAAGTTCAAATATCAGGAGCTTTGCCAACAATAGTTTTAAATGACGAAAATAACGAAAATGATTTTAATATACAAAACATAAATGGTACTTTTGTTATAGGTGACATAGATGCTGGAGCAGCAAGATTAGAAATTAATTCTAGTGGAGTATCTATTTTTAGAAAAAATCTTAATGCTTTAGAAGGTCTTGACGTAACGGGAGCTATCACTGGAACTGGTGATCTGACCATTGACACCAATACTTTACACGTTGACTCTTCTAACAATCGGGTTGGTATAGGTACAGCAAGTCCATCTACCACATTAAATGTAACTGGAACTGCTGCACAAGCTGGAATTTTTCAATCAAATCAATCTGCAACTACAATTTCAGTTTTGGATACTGATGGTGATGGACTTAATATTTCTGGAGGTTCAACCTATGGTCATAGAATACATACTAATAACACAGAAAAATTAGAGTTAGGTGTCAATAATTCTACAAAATTAGTTATAGATTCGTCTGGCCGTGTGGGTATCGGTACTTCAAGTCCTTCAACACCGATTCATGTTTCTACAAATACTGATGGAACATCTGATCTTTTAACTCTTCATGCTGATGCAGATGGCACTAATAATGGGATTGCATCAATAAAATTTACAGGTAATACTGGCAACCACGCTGCATTTATAAAAGGTGGACATACAACTAATGGTGATTCTATATTAACTTTCCATACAGATGCACACGATAGTGGAATAAATCCAGAAGAACGCATGCGTATAACTTCTACTGGAAAAGTTAATATAGGTGATACGCAGATGTCACAAAATCTTTTAAATATTGAAGATGGCACTGCTGCTACAATAGACTTTGCTTCACATGGCTCTGGTGGTGATACAGCTTATATAGGTGTTAAAAAATCAACAGGTGGTGGTTTAACTTTTGGT